GGGGTTCAGTTGACCTTCTCTGAGGATGAGATCAACGCGATCTACTCGGAGCTGATCCACCTGTCGGTTCCCCTGGATGCCGATCCGGTGGCATTCGGTCCGAAGCGCCTTAACGCCAAGATTGCCGAAGTCCGCAGGATGCTGGATCGGGTTCACCGTATTTACCTGGACCTTTCCCAGCGTCACGGTGCCGTCAAGCGCCATCTTCGCAAGGCCACAGCTAGCCTCGACATCCAGAAGAAGAATCTTTTTGCCAATGACCCCGAGACTAGAGCGGGGCGTAACGTGGCCGACCGGGAAGCCATCGCCACAGGGAAACTTCGAGTTGAGGTCGAGGAGGTGAATCGTCTTCAGATTCTGGAGGCCGACCTAGAGTCCCTCCTCATCGTGGTGAAGGCTAAGCACGCAGACCTCAAGGACACCGAGTCCCGCCTCCGGGACCAGGTTCGTCTGTGCGGTGAAGAGCTGAGTCTAGGGGGACGGTGGGGTTCTGCCGTTCCCAATGCTCCAGATCTGGACCCTAGAGTGGCCACCGGGGCGGACGTGAAGGAGATTGACAATCTCCTCGCCAGCCTGAACTCCCAGATCGACCTTGCCCAGAAAGCCGGGGATTTTCCGTCTATGCACATCCAGAAGATGACTCCCGAGGATGAACCAGCCGCACCCCCCGAACCAGTTTCCGAAGCCGTCCCGGTTCCAGAACAGACTTATGAACCTGTGGTCGAAGTGATGAGCGACATTCTAAATGAGCCTCCGTCGAAGAACATCGAGGAAGTATTTCCTCTGCAGGTGTCCCAGAGTGCTGCCGATGCGTTTTTGGATAGTGCGGTGGTGGCTCCGGTTCCGTCCACTCCACAGGCCCCCAAAAGCAATCCACTGGATAAGGTGTCTGATGGCCTGGACATAGAAGATCTGCTCATTTCGTTTGAAGACCCGAACGGGTAGGTTCAATCGTGAAAGCCCGGGGGGTATATGGAGATGGCGGTGTCGATGTCCGTAAGAGACCCTGACCCCGCCGTGGTTGTCTCACACGTTGGGAGGTTCTAGATCATGGCACAGAACACTGGTTTCATTCAGTTCACGATGGGCGAAGGAGACGGGGGGATCGGCGGAGAGAAATCGAAGCGGTGGAAGGGCGAGACCAACCACACCTATCGGTTCTCTTTTCTGTGGTTCCCCGGCCTGGAGAGCGGTCAGGTGAACCTCGACACCCCCAATGGTCCAGCCAGTCCGTCCTTTGTTGGCGCTCCGATCTCCTACATTCCCGGGGTCGGGTTCGTTGTCAACAACGGTCCGGAGATTACCAAGTTGGCGGGTGGCGAGCCCCCGAAAACCCGCGTGGCGACGGTCATCGCCGTATGGCCCCTCAAGAAGGACGGTTCCCCTGATGGTGCCCGCATCCAGGCGGGTGACGTGGAAGTGGCGGCGTTCGTCTTCTCTGGCGATAAATACAAGACCCTGGTGCAGATCAACCGCGAGTTCCCGTTCGCGCTGCACGACATCACCGTGAAGTGCGATGACGCCCAATACCAGAAGCTGACCTTTAGCCCGTGTCGCGAGAACCTGTTTCGCAAGTTCATCGAGATGGGCGACAAGGCCAAGCCTTTCATTGATCCCATTATCACGGCAGGCCAGTCGATCTGCAACAACATCCAGAACGAGCTGGGCCGCGTGATGACGGCTGAGCAGATCCGGGCTAAGCTGATCGGTGGCCCCTCGGCGGGGGTTTCCGGCAATGCGGCAGCAGTAGGTCCGGTGGTGGCTGTCACGGGCGACATCGACAATCTGGTGGACGACCTGCTGGACAAGTAGCCTAAAATGGGGTCAATGCCGTGCGTGTACTCGGCTTCGACCCGTCGCTGACGAATTTTGGCTGGGCGCTGTACAACACTGAGTTGGCAGCGCCCGGCCGATGCGTCGTTCGGGGACGGCTCCAGACTTCTGCAAAGACCTTGTTCGTTGACCGTTACACCGAGATTCGGGCTAACGTCAGGGACCTCATTCAGAAGCTCGAAGTCAAGCGGATCGGAGTCGAGTATCCCGTGTTCAAGGACCTGTACTCGGAAGGCATGTACGGCTTGTTCCTCTACACCTGCGAGGCGATGCGGGCCGAGAAAGTGGACGTAGTGTTCTTCTCCCCGATGCAGGTGAAGGCCCATGCCAGACTGTTCCTCGGTCGTCCGGACGGGTGGAAGATGATGAAGCCCGACATGGTGGAGGCTGCCAAGATTGCCGAGGGTGTGGTGATGAACCACAATGAAGCGGACGCATACTGGATTGCTAGGGTGGCCTCCCGTTTCTGGCAGTTCCACGATGGCGAGATCAAGGGCACTGAACTGACTGAAGTGGAAACCAAGCAGTTTGCTGATGTCCGCCGCCTTACAAGAGGCAAACGAGCCGGTGAACTGGATGTAAAGGGTATCCTCTTCAGGGAGGACGAACGATTTTTCAAGTGGTCAGAAGAGGAGGATCGTGATGGCGAGGGGTGAAAAGAAACATGCCACGAAGCCCACCGGCAAACTGGCGATGATGCAGAGTGTTCTCGACAAGTCCTTCAAGGACGATGATTCCCTCGTCGACATCGACGAGGACAAGATCAAAACCTCTATCCCCCACCTTCCGACTGGGTCGGTCATTGTGGACTTCCTAGTCGGGGGACGGCCCAACCGTTTCGGGGTCCTGCCGTGTCCGGGGTTCCCCCGTGGTCGACTGATTAACCTCTACGGTCAGGAATCGGCCGGAAAGACCACACTGTGCCTTGGCTTGTGCGCCCAGACAGCGGCTCGTGGCGGGACTACGGTTTACATCGACTGGGAGAACACCCTGGACCTGTCCTACGCCAAGTCCCTCGGTGTTCCTATCAATGATCCAGAACTGTTCCGTCTGTATCAGCCGGACACCCTCGAGAAGGGTATCTCGATCCTGTGGACGGCGGCCAAGGCCGGGGTCGATCTCATCGTTCTTGACTCTACGGGGGCGGCGGTCCCTAAGCAGGTTCTAGAGCAGAAGATCGACGAGAAGGGCAACGATCCCCGTGTCGGACTCCTCGCCTCGAAATGGTCTAGGTTCCTTCCCGAACTGAAGGGGATCACCGCCCGGACGGGTTCGTGCGTTGTCGGCATCAGCCAACTCCGCAAGAAGATCACCACCGGCCCGACTTATGGGGCCGGTGACGGAACCACGATCCAGGGTGGGGAGGCCTGGAAGTTCTACTCTGAAGTCCGCATCATGCTTCGGCGTGAAGCCTTCGAGAAGGGCAGGGTTTACTCCATCCTCGAGAACAAGATGATCGAGGACGTGGTCCGGTCCAAGATCCGGGTCAAGATCGATAAGTGTAAGGTTGCAGCTTCCCAAGGCATGTCGGCTACTTTCTTCATTCAGCACGGTGAGGGGATCGACGACATCCGGTCCATCATCGAGATCGCCGCCGCCCACGGGATCATCCAGAAGGACGGTAGTTGGCACGAGTTTAACACCTCCAAGGGTGAGAAAGTCCGGCAAAACGGTATCGACGCATTCAAGGCAACCGTCAAGAAAAGCCCCGAGGTGTGGAAGGAACTTTATCGCAAGACCCTGGAGCACCTCGCCAAGGTTGCCAAGGATCGAGTGGATAATCCCCTCGATCAACCCAATGGGGACGATGCGGACGAGGACACCACCCGCGAGATTGAGGCGATCCTTGGGGACGGACCTTCCGATAAAGGGAATGAGACGACGGAACTCTCCGACGAGGGGTGAACCGTGCCAGTCACTATCCGGGTTCAAAACTATCAGTCGATCAAGGACGCCACTGTTGTCGTTGACGGTTTCACTGTTGTCACCGGGACCAACAATACGGGCAAGTCCGCCCTGATGCGGGCCGTCCGGGCAGCCTTCCAGAACGCTCGGGGCACATCGTTCATTCGGCACGGGGCCGACAAGTGCATCGTCGAGATCGATTTCGGGGATGGACGTACCCTTAGGTGGGAGAAGGGTCGTGGCAAGGGGGATAAGCCAACCTACATCATCAACGGGGGGACACCGATCTATCCTGGCCAAGGTGTCCCTGATGAGGTTCTGAAGATGGGGGTCCGGCCCATTGTTGTCGGGAAAGAGGACGTGTGGCCCCAGTTCGCCCCTCAGTTCACCGGCCAACTCTTCCTGATCAACCAGCCTGGGTCGGTGCTTGCCGAGGCTGTGTCCGACGTGGACCGGGTGAGTCAACTGAACCAGGCCCTCCGTATGGCCGAGTCCGACAAACGGGCTGCTTCTGCCGAACTCAAGGTCCGTCAGGCGGACGAGGAGGTCCAGGCCAAGGAACTCGCCCGGTTCGACGGTATCGACAAGGTGGCCGGTGAGGTTGCCGAGATAGAGAAGCAGGGCCAGCAGGTCATCCGGATCGGCAAGGCCCTTGAAGCCGCGAAAGACCTGAAAGACCGTCTCGACAGATCTCGGAAAGCCGTGTCAGACCTGACCGGGGTTGATCTGGTGGACGTTCCGAACGACACGGACTTGGCTGTTCTCAAGGAGATGAACGATAATCTGGAAGCGTTGGGGGCGCTCCGGGAACGGTTTGCCGCAGCAGCCAAGCAGGAAGCCCGTTGGGTGGCTTGCTTGGATGCTGCTGACAAGAACGGCGACCTTGACAGCACGACGGTCGAGAAGTGTCTTCAGGTGCTTCAGGAGCTTGAAGGGCTTAGGGACCGTATGGATGTGGTAGCCCGGAGGGTTGAACTTGAGGACCAAGCGGTCCGGGAGGCAGAGGATCAGGC